TACGGCCGTTTCACCTGCGTCGGGTGTTGGCGTGCCAGTCGCCTCTGCAAGTGGCTCATAACCCGCCTTTTCGCGCAGTTCATCTTGCGTCAAAATCTGAAGCATAGCCGCCTCCGACAGCTGCTCGGTAATTGGATCAAAAGGCTGCAAGTACAGGCACTCGTAGCCGTTGAAGGACGTGAGGTAGTTGATTATGCGCTCGACTATTAAAACGCGGTTCATGATGTAGGTATTTTTGAACAACTCATACGCCTCCGACAGTTCTTTGCGGCCTCCCAGCTGCCCCTCCGTTCTGATGCCGAACAACATCGGCGAGGTGACGTTGTGCGCGACGAAAATCTCTTCCTGAATCTGCTTGTTCAGCAGGTCAAACTGCTTATCAAGGTCGCTCGGCGTTAGCGACTGTATGCTCGGCGCGTTTTCCTTGCCTGTGCTGAACGTCAGCACAAAGCGGCCTGCGTTGTTTGCGCCGCTGAACTTGTTGCGCATTTGCCGCTCAATCTCTTGCTTTTCTTCATCCGTAGGGATGCCATCAGCGAAGTTGATCATCTGCCCACCCCAAAATTGATTGCGGATGTTGCTGATGTGAAACTTGGCGATCTCAACGTCGCACTCGATGTAAGCCAGTGCGCCCTGATAGTTCGGCAATGGGTAATGCTTGACGCCAGCTGCGTAGTGGCGATAATAGAACAACTGTTTGCCGACGCGGTTATTCGGGTCGAACTTGGGCATGCGCTCAACTTCCGCGCCCTTCGGGTACTGGCGGATCATACGCTCGTCGTACCAGTCAGCAATGAGGAACATCGTGTCATCCAGCGACACTCGCACCTTTTCAAACGGCACGTGTTCAATGAAGGCGATGCCGCCACCCCTGTTCCACGTTACCGCCAATGCGAAGCCGTTGAACAGCTCAAGATCCAAGACGAACTTTTGCGTCAGGTCGTTGAGGTCATCGTCTTCGTTGACGTCAGCCATGAACGCCTCCGCCTTTGCCTGTTGCGCGACAGTGGTCTTATCCGCATCCACTGCCCACCCCTTGCCAGAGATGTAGTTGCACTTGCCGTTGATAATCGCGTTGTGCTTCGCGCTTTTCTTGTATATATCGAGCAAATAGTATGGGTAGTCGTTCATCTCCCCGAAGGTGTATAGGTCGTTAGCCTTTGATTGAAGCATCAAAGGGTAGCGATAGTCCGCCTGTGGGATGAAGCTAAAATTCAGTTTAGTCATAAGAAACGTAGTCGATCGTGTTTGTTGTACTCGTGAAACTGCCCTCCGTCGTTTCAATCATCGCCAATCCTGTTTCAAGGACACGCGGATTCGTCGTAGGTAGCAGGAAGCGACGCATAGCACGCGTATAGCGGTTGGAGGTGTTGCCTTTGCTGTGCGTGCCTGTAACTCCGTTATTGAAGTTAATAGTGTAGGCTTCATCAGCATCGTATTCAAATGATGTCCAATAGGTGTGATTTGCGAAATTGCCTAATCCTGCGTTATGCAGCTTAACTCGCATCTCGCTCAATTCGCCCACTGATGGCAGGAACCAATCGCTAAATCCGTTCAGCACCAAGTCATTGGCAAGCCGTGCAGCGATGCCAGCAGTTGCGCAACCTGCCACGATTGCTGCGGTATTGGCAATGCCTTGACCTATCTGCCCAGACAAGCCTCCAATGAACGTCCCCTTACACCCCCAAGGCGCATTCGTAGATTGGTCTGATTCCGCCGAGATGTACGCGAATCCGCCATCGGTAAACGTGTATAGTCCGCCTTGCACGAAGTCGCCAGCAGCGTAGCTGGCAGGGTTCTCGGTGACCTCGTAGCGATATTGCCCTTTCTCCAGTGCGCCCAAGGTGAAGGCGAATTTGTCGTAGCGACTTTCGTAGCTACTCAGGTTGTCAATCGCGTTGAGGTAGATGTCAGTGGCTTCCAGCGTCGCCAAGTTCGTCAGCCGCAAGCGGTAGACCGTCGCGCTGTTCGCGCGCTCCGTCCACGTCACCGCTATCGTGTTGCTTTGGCTGGCTTTCAGGTATAGCATGAAGTTCTTTAGTGTAAATATCCCTCGCCACGTTTTTGTACAAATTGAACCTGCGTCTGGTGATTTCATCAATGTCAAATCGCTTCTGCATCTTCGCCGTCAGCCTGTCCGCCATCTCACGCGCCATCGCTGGCTCGTTGATCATAGCCTTCATCGACTTGTACCACTTCTTCGGTTGCTTTTCGTCCACAAGCACGCCATCCCAGCCGTCGGTGATGCAGTCGGCATACATGCAGACGTTGCTGGCGATGATCGCCTTGTTCATCCAAGCCGCCTCGGTGACCTTCAACTCCGACTTCAACCTGTTGAACTTATTGTCGCGCAGAGGCGCAAGCGCAACGTCAATGAAGTTGTAGCCGCCAACGTAGCTGTAAATATCCGCAGCCTGTATCCGTCCGTAATTGTTGTTCTTGCCCTTGTTGCTAAAAACCTGTTCGTACTGCTGATATATCGGATTTCCTTCATTCCACCCGGCAAGGTACAGCATGTATCGCCCTTCCAGCGTGTGATCGTCGCAGAGGCGCGATAGTGGCAGTTCCAGCAACGCCACGTCCTCGGTGTGCTGCGCAGCGCCAAAGTAGCCAAAGCGTAGGCGCTCGCTCGTAGTAGGTTGCGGCTTGAATTGGTCGTACAACAGGTGCGGCACGTTCTCGCAGATTGTTACGTTCCGGTTGAGTTTTACGATTTCATCGCGGAGGTACGTCGTAGTCGTGATGACCGCATCCGCAAGCTTGACGTGTTCGGCGACGATCGCAGACATGTTCGTGTCGTGGTAGTGTTTGTAAAAGCTATGCCCAGTTCCCAAGTGCCAATAGTCATCCATGTCCAAGATGATCTTCGCACCGTACTGTCGTAGGATGTCAGCGACAGGCTTGACCGCATCCAACGGCCCTGCGATCCACGTCCGATTATACAGGAACACGTCAATCGTCCGCAGTTCTTCATCGCTCATGGTGCGCACGTCAGCGATGCTCACGAACTCGGCCTCGCTGCCGAACATCTCATGGACGCGGCTTGAAGGCATCTCCAAGCGGTAATAGCTGCACCCTGTCGGATGCTGATTATAAACTATACATACACGCATGAACAAAGTTAGCCCAAAAAAAAGAACCCTGCGCCACCATACGCAGGGTTCTCCAACCAACCAAAATGCACGCTAATATACGTTACGAACCGCCAGTGATCTGCGTTCCGCTGGTCAAAGCTGTAATTATTGAAGATGACACCTCGCTGCATGGCAACTCCTCCATCCCTGTAAACGTCATCTCATAGCCATTGCGGTCACCCATAGCCGTTCCTGTTTGCGCTGTGCCAGCGGTAACATCCAATCCATTTGAGCGACCCAGCAGCCAGTATTTGCCATTTCTATCGGTGACAATAGCCATAAGCCTATTCAACCCAACCAGTCGCAGTTCATTGCGCACTGCTTGCGTCATGCGGTTAATCGGGAACACCAACTCTTGTGTGTAGAAAATCGTTCCGTTTTCGGTCGAGGCGTTGACAGTTTCGGTAAACTGCCCAGCGCCCTTCGGTACTTCGTACTTGTAAAATCCTGATGCAGGGAACGTACCAGTTACAACGCCCGACGCATCCACGGCAATAGTGCCAGTGACGCTGTTGAAGGCGATGAGGCGTACCTCCGTGATGCCGCCTACATTGTCGCGGCATCCTAATTTATATCCAGTGGTTAAGGCGCAAGGCATATCTATATCGTTTAGTTATTGACAAAAGAAAAGAAGCGGGGAGGGTTGCCCCTCCCCACGTCATCAGCCTGCAGGTGTAGTCGCGTTAGACGCTTTATACAACACCATCTGTTCAGGGAAGGCAAACTGCACACCGTACTTAAACGCTGCTTGGAAGCGCACTTGGTCATTGTCGTAGGATGCCCAGATGCGGAATTGATCTTCGTCGGAGAGCAAGTCTGTGCCGTAGTACAGGTTCTCAAGCGAAGTAGCAACGATCCTGCGCGTGTTGTTCATACCGTTGACTGCAACGATCTTGAGGTTCGTGCCGGGGTAGAACATCTCACCACCACCAAGCTGTCCGAGGTCGCCTTGGAATAGGTTTTCGCTGACCAGCTTATTAGCTAACAAGCGATACACGTCCCATCCGCAAAAGGCAACAAGGTCAGGCCTGCTCACGATCGCGACAGGGATGTTTTGATATACGTTTTCAAAAGCCGAAACGATAGTCGCATCGCTGAACGCAGCACCTGCCAAGGATGACACGATAGACGCTGATGCCGTGGTTTTCTCCATCAGGTGCAAAAGTCCTACGGTTTTGTTCAAAGTCGCGTCACCGCTTATTGTAGCCGACCCTCCAGTCCATCCAGACGCGCCTGTCGCCGATGTCGACTGCCAAATTGCAGTTTCGATGTTAGCGGCGATCTTCTTAGCCTTCTGCGTCGCAAACGCCTGCTCAAATGGAACGCCTTCGTAGTTGCTGCCTTGCGAAAGCTGGGTGGCAAGCCACTTTGTTTCCAACTCGCGAGGGCATAACTCTTCTTGCACTTTCACACGCGCAACGCTGATAACGCGCTGGCTGAATGTTGTAGTTCCGTTGGCTACCCACGCACAAGCGGTGGCAGATTGAAACACGGCGTCGGTGTCCATAAGGTTCAACGCCTCTTGATTTTTTACGCCAACGCGCTTCTGCATCAGCGTCTGCGTTTTTGCGTCGAAAACGGCAGTGGTCAACAACGGGAGCTTGTTCTGCTCAACGTAGTCGGTTAGTCCTCCAATTGAAAATGACATAGTTTATTTTTTAAGGGTTTTTAGGGTTTCATTCAATTCTGCAAGGCGGCTGGCGCGGCTCATCTTCACCGATTCAACGACCGCGTCACTTGCTCTTTTCTTTGGCGCAGCGGTAGGCATCTGCGCCAACGCTGACAATGCCGTGTCAATAGTGCTGAACCTTGCGGCGTTAGCCTCAACCTCGCCGCCCATCTTCGCCATCATCTCCTCAACCTTTGCCGCCAAGGCAGCGATAGCCGCCTCCATAGCTTGCATCCTCTCTTCATGTGGATCAGCAGGCATCTCTTCGCCTTCGGGTGTCACTTCAATCTCTACCTCTTGCGCCTCAACGGCTTCAGTTGCCGGTGCTGGTGCAGCGTCGCCGATCTCGACGATCTTGCCGCCCTCGGTCGTCACCACGCCAACTTCAGGGATGCTGTGTGCGCCATCGGGTGCAGGTAGCAACCCCTCTTCGGTCACGACGTAGACCAACGTGCCAACGGCTAACTCGCCATCAACGCGGATCATCGTGCCATCCTCCAATTTATAGTCGCTGAACGCCAACGGCGCAGCTGCTGGCGCTGGTGCAGCGGAGAAGCTACGCAGCACGCGGGTTAATTCTGAAATTCGATCTGATAGGTTCATAGTGTTAAATATCATTGGTTTTGATAGTATGCAAAAAACTTTCAAAGGCTTGGGCAAACTCCGCCATCGCCACCTCTATCTCCGTGTCCGTTGGTTGCATCCCGAAGTATCCTTCAATGCTGAACCCGGTGAACTGGTCGCGATCCTCCCACACTTTATCGTTTTCAACCTTGAACGACCCGAACCAACTGCCATCCTTCGCGTCCTCGTAGCCATTCGGTGGGTTTATGCCGCGATCCCTGTCGATCATCCAGCTTTCAAACATATACACGCCATCAATGGCGGTGCTGTGTTCAGCGTTGACATTGTGCTGGTTGCCCTGCTTAAAATACTTCTGAACCATCTTGCGGATGGTTTCTCTCTGGAATATAACGAAGTACTCGCCCCGCGTTTTGTCACGGCGTATGATCGGCGTATCTGCCAGCATCAACGGCCCTGTCAACACGCGCTTTTCGCCTGTTTCGGTGAACCGCATCTTCTCTTTGCTGAACGCCTGAAATGGCCGTTCAATCGCAGGGGATTCAACGAGTGCGACGTAGCTAACGCCTTCGTCAACTTCGTCAATGGTCATCAGGTAGACTGGTAGTTCCATAGCGTTAAATATCATCAGTTGCCCAACTGTGCAAATTCGCTGATCCTACGCAAGCGCCCTGATACTGTGCGCACGTCTGATTCAACGACATACGCACGCATGCCTTGACCTTGCCCTCCACCTGCGCCTTCATTCGGGTTGGTCAGCTGGCTATTCGGGTTCATCACTCCGCCTCCCGATGCGAAGCCTCCTGTCGTTGGAGGTGCTGACCCGCCACCGCCGCCCATATCGGCATTTGACGATCCCTGAAACTGCTGGTTGCTGATAGCCTTAACGCGGATTGCCGCTGCCGCCGCTGCCGCCGCTGCCAAGATATAACTCAACGGAGGTGGTGCTGACTTAAACGCTTTTTGCGTTGCCGTGATGCCGTCAATTATTGCAGTACCCATTGACGCCTTCTTGTTGATGTCAAAGGCTCTGCGCTGTGCTTTTTCGCTCTTGCCGGAAAATAGCGTTGTTAAGTCTGCGATGCCTTGCAGCACTTGCTTGGCGCGATCAATTTTGCGCTGCTCGCGCATAGCTTCAAGTGCCTCTGCTTTTGCATTGGCCGTCTGTAATTCAGCTATGCCTGTTCTTTTGACAACCACTAACTCCTGCTCAACTTGTTTGCCTTTTTGTAAAAACTGCTCCAAGCCATTAACACCAGCGTAGATATATGACGCATCATTCTCGGCCTTCTTCTTGTTAAAGGCTTCAACGGCTCGAAGGTAGTCCTCCTGATCCTTCTTCTTTTTATCGAGCGCCTGCTTGTTGATGAACACCTCGTATTGCGCTCGCAATAGGTTGTGCTTGTGATAAGCCTCTGCCAGAGCTTCCTCGTCTTTAGCGTTTTTAATTCTCTGCCTTGATAAATCAAACTCTTTGGCGAAGATTTGCATCTGCGATTCGCCTCTTGCCTCCATTACTTCGATTTGCCTCTCCAACTCCAAAGTCACGTCTGCAACCGCTTTCTTAGGCTCAATGCCCAAAAATCGCTGAACTGCTGCCGTCAGCTTATCCCAATTCGAAACGAGCAAGCCGATGGCTACCACCGCCGCGCCGATGCCTGTTGCTATGAGCGCCAAGCGAAACGCCTTCATTGCCCCTGTGCTGGTGCCGACCGCCAACGCATAGGCACGCTGCGCCGCCGCGTTCAGGTTGACCATAAGCGCGGAGTCCTTGTTGAGCGCATTGGCAACAGCCGTAGCGCCATTCACCAACGCCAACGCCGCCTGTACCTTCATCATAGCCTTCTGCACATCCTCACTCTCCTCACCGAACAGTGCCGCTGCACCCTGCGCAACAGCAAAGCCGCCTGCGATGCCTTGAATCGCAGAGGTGAACGTGTCCAGCGTTCTGGTGTCCGACGCCAACGCCTTGACCTGTGCGCTTGTGTCGCCGATAGCGTCTTTCAGCGATCCTGCCTCGGCAGCCATACGCCGGAACTGGTCGGTGTTCTTCTGACCTGCCGCTTCGAGGTCAAGCATCTGCTTCTGCAGGTCGCGGAGGCGTGCCTTCGCTGACTGCGTCGCCTTCTGGGTGTCGTCCTCCGCCCTGACCTTGACGGTGATCTCTTTGTCTACATCTGCCATTACTTGCCTTTTATTGGGTTGACGATTTG